ATCGGGGTGCCCAGCAGCGGCAGGTCGCGGTAGAAGCCGGAAGCCATCAGCTTGCGCAGCTGGGTGCGGTTCTTCTGCATCCGGTGCGTGTAACGCGGGCTGCTCTGCAGGTCCGTGGCGCTGTAGGGGACGATGAAGTCCTTGGCCTTGATGAACCGGCTCACCACCATGTCCATGACCGGGTCGTAGTAGCTCTTCTTGAACGCCGACCCGCCCAGCGGGAGGAAGAACAGCATCTGGTCAACATGCCAGAAGTAGCTCTTGTCCTGCTCCGTCATCTGGTAGTTCATGTGCTCGGCGACGCGCTGGCCCTGCTCCTCCTTCTCCGGGCTGCGCTTGCCGATGATCCGCGTCTTGACCGGCCCCTCGGACGGGAACAGCTCCTCGATGGCGCGGGCTTGGAACTGGACCACCGCCTCACCGATCAGCGGGTAGGTCACCGCCGACGCGCCCTCGAACCACAGCTCTTCTTCCGGCCTGTTCTTCAGGCCCAGCAGCTCCAGCGCCTGATTCATGCGCGCATCCCAGTCGGAGCGCGCCTGCAGGTCTGCGTCCACGTACTCGATGATGCGGTCGGCCAGCTCGGTCAGCTTGCCCTGCTCCATCGACTCGGCGAGATTCTGCTTGTGGTCCTCGCTGTCGTGCATCGACACGCTGTCCATGCCCGGCTGGAAATCCACGATGGCGGAATTGCCCCGGCGCATGATCTGCGCGCCGCCGATGTTCTCGCTGAACTCCGGCAGCTCCTGCGGCATTTCAGGGACTCGTGCTTCTTGCATATCGATCACCCGTAAATCGGTTTGCGGGACTCTGCCCGGAAGATGCTGGCCATGTAGTCGATGTCGTCATCGCTCTCGTCATCAAGGAACTGGGCGCTGTGCTTGCGCCTGAGCCACAGGCAGGCCAGCGTCACCGTGTCCACGATGTCATCGTGCTCCCCGGCAGGGAACTCGGCGCACTCCTGAATGACCTCTTCGGCCCAGTTGCGCGGCACGTAGAACACGCAGCCCCGCTCGAACACCAGCGCCGCAGCATGGGCGCGCGCCCACTTCGAGTCCTGCACCCTGACCCGCGCGATGGGCAGGTCTGCCCGGCGCATTTCCTGCGCCAGCGCGTGACCGGAGGACTTCTTCTCGATCAGGATGCGGTCAGGCTTCCACTGCTTGGCTGACTCCATAGCCTCAGCCCGCAGCTCTGGGAACTGCACCCGATCCTTCCACCGCTCCAGCAGAATCAGGCACAGCCTGCGCTGCCCCTTGCGCGCCGCCTTCCACTGCGCGCCCTCGGGCGGAGAGTAATCCTCCTCCCACTCGAACACGCCCCACGTCGTCCGGGCGGAGTAGTCGTTCTCCTCCTCCTCCTCGAATGCCGTGTCGTAAACCTGAATCAGCGCGATGCAGGGCGGCAGCTCGGCATCCTCCCACTTGCGCCAGTGCTTGCGCTTGAGGATGTTGCCCTCGTCCATGGACGGGTTCTGCTGAATCTGGGCCTCGAAGGCTCGATCGGTCAGCGCATCCGCCAGCGACTGCATTTCCTTTTCGCCGAACCGCTCGGGGTTCAGCAGCTCGCCGTCGATCTCGCGTGGGTCGCGGAAGATCACCTGATCCTTCACCAGCGGCGGCAGCTGCGGGTAATGCTCCGGAGTGCCGGTCTCCAGCCGGGGCGAATCCTTCATGGCTCGCGTGATGCACTTCTTCTGCGGGATGTAGTAGCCCGGCAGGTTCAGATGGACAGCCTTGCCCGTGCTCACCACGTAGCCGGGCAGGTCACGATGATGACCGCGCTGGGCGATGATCACCTTGCAGGCTTTCTTCGGGTTGTTGGCGCGGGTGGACATGACGTTACGCCACCAGTCGATCACGCCCTCGCGCACGAGATCGGAGTGAATCTCCTTCATGTTGTGCGCATCGTCGATCACGATCCTGTCGCCGCCCTCACCCGTTGCCGTGCCGCCCACGGAGGTCGCCAGCCGGTAGCCGTTCGCCGTGTTGTCGAAGCGCATCTTCTGGTTCAGGTCGCCGGACAGCTTGAACCTGTGGCCCCAGCGGGCCTGATACCAAGGCGACTGAATCAGGCGGCGGCACTTGATCGAGTCGCGGATCGTCAGCTGCTGGGCATAGGTGGCGAACAGCCACTGCGAGCTGGGCAGCCACGTCCATTCCCATGCTGGCCACATGACCGCCACCGTGATCGACTTGGTGTGGCGCGGCGGGATGTTGATCACCAGCTCGTCGATGTCGCCCAGCGAGCAATAGGTCAGATGTTCGCAGATGGCATCGATGTGCCACGCATCAACGAAGGGCGCGCCCGGCTCGACGATCGGCCACGCCTCCTTCACGAAGTCATAGAAGTGGCGCGAAAGGAACTCGCCCTCCAGCGCCAGATAGTCCCGGTACGCGGTCTCCCGGTCTTCGGGGATGATGTAATCGAGCGCCGCGCTCACAGGTCCTTCAATCCCAAGAAGCTGGACTTGGTCAGCAGGCTGCCGGGCTGGATCAGGCCGGACGAGTCCACGTCAGCACCTACGGAGTTGTCAATCAGCTTGCCCACGCCCCTGACCACGATCGTCCCGTTCGTTATCGTGTTGTCCAGAATGATCTGGCCCGACTCCAGATCGATGCTCACCGGGTCGGCCCCGCTCTTGTTTTGCAACCTGATCCCGCCGCTGTAGCCCCTTAACGCCAATGCCGGACCGTCCCCGCCCATGTCGATGACCGGCGTGTTCGTTCCCGGCACCCCCGACCAGCACTCTAGAAAGTGCGCCTCCGTTGTTCCCCCGAGCGTGATGGTTCCCTCTTCGAGTAAGCATTCAATGACCTCGCCCTCGATGTAGTTCAAGTCCTGAATGATGCACCGCTGCAGCACCGAGTCCCCGTCCAGCGTCCCGGTGACCACGGCGTTCTCGAACGAACAGGCTGACACGTTGGCCGCAGGCTCGATCGTCAGAGTGGTCTGGGTCGTTGATTCCCCAATGAACCGGAAGCCCGCAAAGGTGGCGCTCGCGCCCAAGGTCAGATCACCACGGATTTGGACGATCTTGAAGCCACGACTTGTGGCGATGGACACCGCGTCCGCAGCGTTGTTGACGGGAAGGCGGGGCGTACCGATGGGAAAGCTCGTTCCGGGCACCCCGTTGGCCTGATCAAACCACACGGCGTTCTGGTAGCTCGCGTACTGGATGTCTTCATTCTCTGACTGGGTTGCGGATGCCGAGCTGGTCTTGGTGACGGTGACGAAAGTCGCTGGAGCGATGGGGTTCTGGAAAGTCGGAGAAGCTGCGTTCGGTCCCTCAAGCTGGCTCACGAGGTTTCCCCCTGTGGCATCAGCGACAATAGTTGTCGGACCCGGTCTGTCCTCAAACTTCAAACGCCAGCCATTGACCAGCGTCAGGGTAATACCCACCAGAACCCCACCGCCCAGCGGTTCCTTGCCGGACGCTTTGGCGACCTGCGACTCCTCAAGGTTGGGAGCCTCGGCCTCATACACCTTGCAGGCGTTGTACAGCGCCTGCATCGTGATCTCCACGGACGGTGACGGGACCTCTATGATCTTGGCCACGTCATCGAACCGCAGTCCGTTAGCGGTCGTCGTCCCCACGCTTTCGCTCCCGCCGTTCGGCTTCGCCGATGAAAAAGTCCAGCTCCTCGATCTCCGCGTCCAATGCGGCGATCGCCTCTCGGAACGCCTTTTGCTTGGCGATCTTCTGGCGACGCGACCGCCGCATTGAGTCCGTGTCGTACTGAGGTTCGGACATTACTGGTAGATGCTGTCAGGCGAACGAATGGTTGAAATGTTCACCCCGTTGCTACCGATCGCCGAACTCTGCTCAAACGGCAGGATCACGCCAGCCTGACGTACTCGGGCCACGATGTCGATGTTGGTCGAGTAGATGATCTGGCTGAACTCCGACCCCGGCACACCATCCGTGCCCGCCGTCTCGTAGATGTCGAGGAACGGCACGTACACGGTATCGGACGTGGTGGTCGCCGCAGGCAGGGCGTTCAGCTCGTAGCCGTCCCCGTTCCAATCCGTGACCGGGTTGTCCGACCCAGTGTTGGTGGTGGTCAGCTGGGTGTTCGAGTCCACGCTGGTGACGTAGGCGTACGTGCCCTCCGTCGAGTTGTAGACCAGATCGCCCACCCGAGCCGTGGTCAGGAAGCTCGCGCCGGTATCCGTGAGCTGGGTCTGGGTGCCGCCCGTTGCCGTGCCCACCGTGTTCGCCAGCGTGAACGTGGTCCCGCTGAAGCTGCTGTAGCGCAGCCGCCACTCGTGGGCTGCCGAGACATCCACCACGCGCACCGTGCCATCTGCCGGGGCCTCGTTCGAGATCGTGGCGTTCACCACCAGAGTGCCAGAGCCTGCCGTCTGCACGGTGGCGTTGTACTCGTTCTTGATGATGTTGCCGCTGCCGTCGATGCGGAACACGCCGATGCGGTCGCCCAGCCGCGTGTTGGTCACGTTGATCGAGACGGTGTTCGGCGGAATCTGCGTCACACCATTGTCGTCGATCAGCTGGTAGCTCTGGTTGGCCGAGAAGTTGGTCAGCCAGACACCCGGCGCGCCGAACAGGGTGCCACCAGCAAAGGTGCCGAATGGCGACTGCTTGGTCGGGTTGATGGTGCGAACCGTGGAGACGTTCGCCGTTACCGTCGAGCCGCCGAAGGTGTCCGCATCGCCAGCCTTGGTGATCGTCCCGGTGGTGAAGAAGCGCGTGTCCCTGAGCACCACGTCGCCGGTTGTGCCGTCATCGTGATCCGCCACGATCGTGCCCTGCGCCACCAGCGTGTTGCCGGTGTCATACAGGTAGATCAGGCTGCCCTCAGCCCACGCGCCGCCAGCCTGCGTGTTGTACTCCACCTGCCGGTCTGGGCCGATGTACTGCTGGCCCTGCTGCCCATCAGTTCTGGTGGTCGTAGTCTCGCCACGGCGGGTGATGTACTTCAGCGCCTGATACACCAGCGACAGGTCCTGCCCGTTGCAGTCGATCTCGATGCTGTACGGGCGCGAGCCGTTGCCGTTGTTCAGGTCGCGGGTGATCGCCGTGTGCGTGATCGTGATCGCGTCCGCCGCAGCGCCAGCACCGTTGACATCGGTCGGAGCCACAGCCGTCGCCGTCGCCCCGGACGGGGAGCCGGTGAACGCGCCAGTCGCGCCCGTGAAGTCGCTCAGCGGGTCGCCGATCAGGTAATACTGGATGGTCTGGTTCGGCACCGTGCCAGACACGCTCGTGACCACGCCCTGCACCGTGCCATCGCTGTCGTCGGTGATCACGTCGCCGACCTCGAAGCCGGTTACCACCGTGGTCAGCACCATCTGGCGGAAGCCAGCGTCGTTCAGGGTGTCTTCTGCGGTGGCGAGCGGGATCGGGTTGCGACCGCCGTTCGACAGGTCTACCTCGAAGTGGTCATACAGCGATGCGCCGCGACGCTGGTACACGCGCACCGTGCCGTCGTCGATCTCCGTGCCCATTTGCCTGACCAGCACGAGGATGTCGATCTGGCCCTCTTCCCACCAGTCGGTCGTCGCCTTGTAGGCAGACAGCAGCTCGCCGTTCTGCACCACGTACGACAGCGCGTTGTCCGCGATAGAACCGATGGTGTAGATGTTGGCCCACAGCTGCTCGCCAGTCAGGTTGCTCGCAGCCACCACCGAGCCAGCACCAGTGCCGCCAGTGATGGTGAACGTCTCCGCCGCGCTGAACAGGTCAGTGCTCGGATCGTCCGGGCGGATGTACATCGTCTGGGTTGCCCCAGTGTCGTTGTAGTCGAGGATCGTGCCGCTGTAGCCGTTGGTCCCCGTAACGATCGTGCGACCGATGTCGCCAGCCACCAGCGAAACGGTGTCGGTGTACTCGATCTGGACGATGTTGTTCCCGGCCCAGCCGTTGGTGGTGATAGCACCGCCGGTCAGGAACTCGGTCGAGGTCTGATCGATGAACCACCCGTTGACCAGCGTGAACTCCGTAGGAGTCTGCGCCGTCATCGGGATACGGTCATCCATCTGGTTCAGCTCATCGAACAGGTCCTGCAACGCAGAGTAGAGCTGGCGCACGGTGTACTTCGTGCCTGCCCCCGTGTACTGGATGCGTCGCTGCCCGTTCTCAGCTGAGTAGTAGACGGTGAAGTCACCGCTGAGAATCGTGTCACTCATGGTTGCAAAATCTCCATCAAATTACGTTGGGGTCTTCTTGCATGGTCACGGTCAGGCTGAATCCAGCGGACGTGATGGTGCCAGTGGTGGCGACCGGGATATACCGGGTCGATGATACAGACGATTTGCGCACCCTGACACTGATGCTCTCGTCGCCCAAGTAGTTGTAGCTTTCCGTCGCAACACCGTTCACGTCGGTCAGCTCGTTCATCAGCTGCGTGTTGGTGGAGTCGTAGATCGCCACCCGCACGTCCTGCAGCTTGATCAGCGCCTCGTTCTGCATGGTCACGGTCAGGCTCACGGCGTTGTTCACCGTGGTGCTGGCCCCAGTGCCGTTGCGGTAGCTCGGCGAGTCGCCCAGATCGGTGACGTTGATAGTCAGCGCGCCGCCTGAGTTGTTGTACACCGCAGCATCGTTGGTGCCGGTGGTGCCGTAGCCGCTGAAGGTGTTGCCCTTCGAGGTCTGCGGGTTGACGGTATTGCTGGTGATCTGCACCGCATGCCCGTCAGAAAACTGGAAACCGCAGAACCGGATGTCCGTCAGGTCGTCCGTGAGCATGAACGCCACGCCGTCCGCCGTGTTGGCATCGATGATCTGGTTGCGCAGCTGCAGGCTATTGTTGATGGTCGCCGACGTGCAGTCGATGTACGAGCAACCGATCATTTCCACGGCAGAGCTGTCCACTTGGAAGTCGCCGCCATGAATGAACGTGCAGCCATACAGGCCCACGCTGTTGACGTTCGCGTCATCCATGTCCACGTCGAACCGGACACCCGCAGACGCCGCCTGAAACGTCACACCCTGCGCGCCGGTCGCGGCATCCCCGGTGCCAGTCTTGACCCCCAGCGTCACCGTAGTAGAACCAGCCGCCCCTCCGATAGCCGTGAATTTGTACAGGTCAGTCGGGGCATATTCTTGGTTGTCCCACAGCACCAGCTGGTTGGTGTCACTGAACACGTGCGTGGTCGCGTCGTTGATGCCGATCTGGATCGGCGTGTTGCACACCCACGCGCCGCCCGGCCCAGCCCGGAATGCGCCACTGGACTGCGTCAGCTGGGTGAAGATGTCGCTGAACGTCCACGGCGTAGAGCCGCCGCTCTGCCCCTCGACGATGATCCCCGGATTGCCGTCAGGCAGCCGCCAGATCGCGTCGATCCACGTGTTGTCCGTGTTCCGGGTCATGGTGCCCGCTGTCTGCGCCGCGTAACCAACGTGCTGGATCGCCGACGTGGCCGGAGGAGTGCCGCCGGTCCACCCATTGGTGATCGCAGTTGACCGGGCCAGCTCGATGTCCACCACGAACTGCACCCAGCCGCCTGCCACGGCGTTCGGCCAGTCGTCTGACCCGCCAACGTAAACCTCGAACCAGTTGGTCGTTGACGGTCCTGCGAAGCGAATCGTGAACCCGGCGTTTGCCTTGGTCTGCAGCAGGCCGACGATGCCGCAGTTGATCCAGATGTAGAAGACGTTGTTCGACCAGTTCTGCGCCGCCCCGGCGTTGTACAGCATGAACCGCACACCCGTGGTGATCTGCTCGCCGATCGAGCTGTTGCCCTCGATGAAGATTTCGGTGTCGAGCGTGGCGGACGAGGTCGCCGCCCATTGCCCGGCGTTGTTCGAGCTGGTGACCAGCGTCCGGTTGTCGGTGATCTGATTAGCCATGGGCGGTCTGCATCAAGTGCCACAGCGCAATCGCCCCAGCCATCGGGGCATGCAGCTCAGTGGTGTTGGCCGAAGGAATGTAGACGGTGTTGAACAGGCGGCGCGTGTGATCCACGTGCTCGCCCAGCATCCCCCAGTCCAGCAGTTCGTGCGTCGGGCCGAACACGCACACCGTGCGCCCGGACTGGATCGGCGGCAGCTCCAGCAGGTTGATCAGGCCGGGGATGTGCGTCGCCCCCTTGGGCGAGAACAGCAGCACCTGATCCGTTTCACCGACAGTCACCACCACCCGCTCGCTGGCCCTGCGCTGCGGGCGCTCCGCTCTCGGCATGGCGAAGTCTGTGATGCCCAGCGTCTCGAACAGATAGGCCCACAGGTCCAGCATGTCCTGATCCCGGTCCAGAACGATTACTGCAAGCTCCGGCCTACCCATGCTGCTTCTCCGGTCGCCAGCTGGCCAGCGCGCGCAGCGCCATGACGTGCTCGCGCTCCAGCTCCAGCTGCCGATGCAGGGTCAGGTTGTCCTTGATCACCCTGATCAGCTCATCCTGCAGCGCCTCGTAGCGCATCATCCAGCCCACGCAGTCGTCGCAGCCGATCACGTCTGACGATTTCAGCAGCGACTGGCGCAGGACCTCCTCGATCTTCATGAGCGCCATATCGTCACCTTTCCTCGGAAACCCACCACCCACCACGCTGCGAGCCACGCGCGACCCTGCGGCCAGCCATGCCGTACCAGCAGTTCGCGCCAGCGCCTCGCGCGCTCTCTCCGAGTTACCTTCCCCACGCTGACCGACATGTCGGACAGCTCCCTCAACAGCCCACGGCTCAGCATGTCAGCGCCTGCCATACTACTGCCGCTATCACCAGCACGATCGCGCCCGCCAGACACAGCAGCGCCACCACGGAGTCGCGCTCCGCTTTCTCCATCCTGCGCCGGAAGTATTCCTCTTCTTCCATCAGCTGTAGCTCAGCGCCGCCCTGTTGTCCCAGATGTTGTCGTAGGCATCGTTGCCGTCTGCCCACTGCACCGTCACGTCACCGTCCGACTGCAGCGTGACCCGGCTGATCCGCCAGACCGCTGCGCTCGTGATCGAGCCGGGCGCTGCCGCCCCGCTGTAGATGATCTCCGGGGAACCCCCGGCGAAGTCTACCTGCTTGGCTTGTGCCACGTTCCCGAATCCCCCCTGCAGCACCCATGACCCAGCCACCTTGCGCCACACGTCGCCATCGTCAGCCGAGATCGCCACGTCATCGTCATTGCCCAGCCCGGCGCTCGGGGTGCCGGTGACCACGTAGGTCTGGTTGCCGTCATCGCCGTTGGTCCCCGGAATGCCGGGCGCGCCACGCGGACCGGGCGGACCTTGTGGTCCCGGCTCACCCGGCTCGCCCGGCGCGCCTCTCGGTGGCTCACTGCTGTTTGAGCCATCGGTGTAGCCCTCCTCGTACGCGACCCATGACTTCGGGACCACGTCCTGCTTGTACGGGTTCTCCTTCGGCCTGCCGTAGAGCGCATCGTCGTAGCCGGTCTCATAGGCGACTCGGGCCTGACCTGAGTAAGCCACGTCACATCAACCCTCTGGCGGCAGAATGTAGCACTCGCGCACCCCATCGTGATCTTCGGCAATCTCCTGCAGCAGCTCGTTCGCCACCTGCTGCGCGCCGAGAAACACGTCGATCTGGGTCACCAGCCGCACCTGACTCTCCGCCACGCTCTGCTGGGCATCCGCGACCGCTACCAGCATGCCGTTGTATGCGGTCAGTTGCAGGGTCACCAGTCGGTACAGCCCGAACAGGATCAGCGCCGACAGCCCAAGACCGCCGATCCGATCCAGCTCGCGCAGCCGCTGGCTCCACACGTCGCTCGGACCCTCCTGCCGTTCGTTGCTCATCAGCCCTCCCTCGGAAACTAAAAGGGGCGCGCACCCGCTGGATGCACACCCCTTGAAACTGCCCGGCCCTGCCGGGGAAGATCGAGCTGTATTGTGCCGTCATTCTTGGGCCTGAACAACCACCTGCGGCGACGTTCCCAGACGCGCGTAACTGTGCGCTGGCCTCGTCCCAAAGATTACCACCAGACCCAGCAGGATCACCGCCCACCACGCCAAGCGATAGGCGTTCCTGTGCTCAGGACGCACCCATGATTTCAGGGGCGGGAAGTCGGTGTGCAGGTCAACTCTCATAGTCAAAGCATAGTCCGACTTTCGGCTACTTACAGCCCTTGCCGCCCTTGCCCTTACCCTTGCCTTTGCTCTTCTTCATTTGCCCTTCCTCGTCACGGGCTTCGCGCCCTTCTTGCGGCCAGCGTTGTAGATGCGCGCGGCCTTGCCCTTCGCGGCCTTGTCGCCCATGCCCTCGGCCTTGAACTTGTCGCGCATCGCCTCGTACTTCTTGGGCATCAGATCAACTCGGCCAGCTCCGCCAGCTCGGCCTCGCTGAACTCTTCGTGCAGCTCGACTTCGGCCCGCTCTTCGTCTTCGATCTCGTCCATCGGCCTGTTGTCCAGCGCCACTTCCGCGCCCGGCTCCAGCCTGAAGTCGTCCAGATTGATGGGATTATTCATTTCAGCCTCCGTTATGTGCATATAGTCACTGCTCGCGCGTGGTCTCACGCATAGAATCACGCGAGTTGCGCATATTCTCCAGCTCATCCCGGCCCAGCCACGGGAACAGCTCGATGAACAGGTCCTGCCGGGTCAGCGCGAACCACCACAGGCGGATGCGGTTGATGACGTTCGAGCGATCCACGGGCTTGGGCGGCGGGCGCAGCCAGTGGTACAGGGTGAACAGCCCGATCAGGGCAGGCAGGGCCATCAGGCCGACGATCAGCCAAGCCATCAGAATCTCCAGCCCAGCTTCAGCAGGTCGCGCCCGGTGTTGGGCCGACAAGACCCAGCCGAGCTGTTGTGATACCAGCGCAGCGTGAGCCGCTCCCACGTCAGGCCAGCCATCATGTTCGCCGTGAAGCGGCAGTGATACAGGTTGTCCACGTTGGTGAACGCGAACCCCAGCCCCAGCTCGAACCAGCGGTAGCCATCCACCAGCTGCCCGTACAGCGTGAAGCTGTTGGGGCTGCCCTCCTTGCCCGGATGGTCTGAGCTGCCGATCAGGTGGAAGCCCGCCTCGTAATCCGTCCGCACCGGCCCGGCCTCGCGCCACTTCAGGTTCATGCCCACCGTGGGCGTGTGCCCCTTGAAGATTGCCTGCCCAGCCTCGAAGCGCAGCTCGCTGCCTCTGGACTCGACACTGAACAGGATCAGCAGCAGGACGACGAAGCCCACGATCCAGTACACAGCCTGCTTGGGGTTCTTGAACAGCCTCACCCCGTGCCCTTCCTCGCCTTGGCTGCCCACGCCTCAGCCCCGCATACGC